CGGCGACCGGTGGAGACAAACCACAAACGGCGGGAGGGACACCAACCACCCGTCTCAGTTGTAAACGAAAGCAACCGCAGCGAAGCAAGGGCGCTAGCAACAGACACGAAGTTGTTACACTCCCACCATGTCCAGACGCCCAACACCAGAATTCCAACGCAACCGCAAAATAGTCCTCGAAGGCAACCCCATGTGCCACTGGTGCAAACGCGTGGCGGCAACAGACGCAGACCACCTGACACCCTTCGATGCAGGCGGAACAGACGACATAGACAACCTCGTACCAGCCTGTAAGTCCTGCAACTCAAAGCGCGGAGCCTCGTATGTAAACAACAAACGCGCACTCCAACAGCAAAGAAGAAACGAAGCGCTCGGCGTAAACAGCAAAACTTTTTTTGTAAACGACACACACAAGCCCCCGACCCTTCTTTCCGTTATCTCCAACGAAACCAAACCAGTTCAGTCCGGGTCTTCCCTGATCTCGGGCAATGCTTCTGAGTTTGGGCAGAACGAGCCGAGACTGGAAACGCCAACTACTGGGGGTCTCAGTTTTGGGCCTCAGATTGCTGAGTGGTCGGAGCGTCATTTAGGCAGGACTTTGTTTCCGTGGCAGGTTCACGCGTTGACTGGTGCGTTTACACACGATGACCAGCTGCGCTTCACACATTCAAAGGCTTTGGTTAGTGCTGCACGTCAGAACGGCAAGACCACCATGAACGCGGCGATTGTTGGCTGGGCGTTGTCTGAGTTGCCACGCATCTGGGGCAGACCTGTCCGCATTATGTCCTCGGCGCACGAACTCGCACTGGCCACCGAAGTGTTTGAGGAGTTGCGTGAAATCTTTGAGTTGTGGGAAGAACAAGAGCTGTGCAAAGTGACGTGGGCTTACGGCCGCCACCAAGTGAAAATGGCTGATGGTTCTGTTTACGCGGTGAAGTCTGCGACTGGTAAGAAGCACGGTGGCACGTGGGATCTGTTGCTTCTTGACGAGGTGTGGGCAATGTCTGAGGCAACCATCTTCGGCGCTTTGCTTCCTAGCCAGATTGCGGTTCCCAGCCCGCTGTGTTGGATGACTTCCACCGCCGGCGACGAATCATCTCGAGCGATGTCTAAGTTGCGGGAGCAGGGTCTTGGTCTGATTGACTCGGGCGAGCAAGGCGACCTGTACATGGCCGAATGGTCGCTCCCGTCTGGCGTAGATCCGTTAGACCAGTCGTACTGGGGCTACCCCAACCCCAGCCTGGGCAGAACTATCACGGTCAAAGGTTTACAAGCGGCAGCTGCAGCACCCGACCGCAACCAGTTCCTTCGAGCGCACTGCAATCTGTGGGTGGCGGCTGCATCTTCTTGGCTACCGGTCGGATTGTGGAATGAGCGTGTCGCTGACGACTTGACCCATGACGGTGGCCCGTCGGTGCTGGCGGTTGACTCGGCGGTTGACGACTCGAAGTACGTTGCTGTGTGGGGACGCAAAAACACCAGCGGAGAAATCGTCGCCAGTATCAGGTTTACAACCGAGTCACTGCATGAGCTGTGGGAGCAGATAGCCAAGGCGCTTGATGCTGATCCAAAACTGACGCTGGCTATTACTCCGTCGCTGGCAGTGCACACCCCAGAGAAATACTTGCGCCGTAAACAGGAGTGGGGCTACGGCGAGTTGTTGAAGTGGACTGGCATTTGTCGCTCGCTAATCGGTGAGGGCAAAATCAAACACGACGGTGGCGAGATGCTGGCTGAGCACATTGCCCGCGCTGTTCTTGTTCGCGCACAAAACACAATCGTGGTCTCGAGCCAGCGTTCCCCTGGGCCTATTGAAGCGTGTCGTTGTTTGATTGCCGCCACGGTCATGGTTAGCCGTCCCACGTCTAGCGGTCGGGTGGCGTTCGGGGTTTCTGCGTGAGTTACTTGCAAATGCAACAAACCTGTGCGAGACTCCAAGCACATGGGTATTTTCTCACGCAAGGTTGAAACGGCGCACTTCGCTAGCGCCCCTGTGAAGGCTGCCGCTGGTGCAGCCAACATCGGCAACTTCCTCTACTACCAAACCGGTACTGATGAAATGAAGGCGCTGTCGGTTCCGACCGTCAGCCGTAGCCGTGACCTCATCGCAGGCCTCATCGGTTCGCTTGAATTGAAGCACTACCAAAAAGTGTGGAACTCGATTGAAGAGGAATACAACGAGGTTTACCTTCCGCTGGAACCTTGGATGGAACGACCAGATCCAAAAGTCTCCCGCTCTTTCTTCTATGTAAACATTTTCTCTGACCTGTTCTTCTACGGTGTCGCTTACGCCTACATCACCAAGCGTTACGCACCGCAGGGTGGCGGCTCTCAAGGTTTCCCTGCAGCGTTTACATGGCTCCCAGCTGCAAACATTTCCAGCACCGAGCAGACCGGTATCCCACAGTTCTACGGCCCAAGCAACGAGTTGGAGTTCAACGGTCAGCCGTTGGACGTCAGCAACGTCGTGCAGTTCATCAGTCCTATCGAGGGCATCTTGAAGGTAGGCGCTCGCGCAATCAACACCAGCATCTACTTGGATCAGGCAGCAGACAGATACGCGCAGCTCGAATCCCAGCCTGGCTATCTGCAACAAATCGATGGTGAAGACTTGTCTGGTGAAGACCTTGGGTCGCTCGCTTCGGCGTGGGCGCAGGCTCGTAAACAGAACGCTATTGGTGCGCTATCTCGTCAGATTGAGTTCCGAGAGTTCAAGAATGCCCCGCAGGAAGTCGTTGCCGATCAGCGCAAATACCAGGCGCTTGAAATGGCTCGCTTGTGCAACATCCCCGCGTACCTTGTGTCGGCTCCGACCGAAGGCGCATCCATGACGTACCAGAACGCACAGCAGGCCCGTCAAGACCTGTACCTGTTCGGCGCTCGCATTTATCTTGACTGCATCGAGCAGACATTGTCGGCGGACAACATTTTGCCCCGCGGTCGCTATGTCGAGTTCAACATGGAAGATTACGCAGGTGAAGTCGCTGAAGACACATCCCGCTCTAACGAAATGGAAGACGCATGATCCAATTCATCTCCATCCCAGTTACCTTGGACGCAGCCGCGGGTGAGGAAAGCCCCCGTACCGTGACGGGTGTGGCAGTTCCTTGGGACACGCCCGCGGTTGTTTCCTCGGGTGAGCGCGTGGCGTTCCGTAAAGGTGCTTTTGACGTAAACGCCAAGGCACCAAAACTAATCGAGAACCACGACATGACGCAGCTCCGTGGCGTCGTCACCGAGCTAGTCGAAGCCGAAGACGGCCTGTTGTTTACAGCCAAGTTTGCAAACACCCGTGCAGCCGATGAAGCCATTGAGTTAGTCAAGGCTGGCGCTTACGACAGCGTCTCCGTCGGTGCAATACCGGTCAAATACAAGTACGACAAGAACGGCACCATGGTTGTATCCAAAGCCAATCTCGTCGAAATCAGTCTCGTGGCACAGCCCGCATTTGCGGACGCAGTGATCACAGAAATCGCTGCCTCACAACCTGAAGAGGATGAGGCTGTCGAACCCCAACCCGACATTCCTGAGGAGGAAACAATGTCACAAGAAACCCCAGCGGTTGAGGCTTCGGCTGAAATCGTTCCAACAGCACCAATCGTTTTCGCATCTGCAAAGCGTGAAGTCAAACTGCCAACAGCAGCCGAATACATCGCAGCAGCAATCGCAGGCGGCGACGCATGGCACGAAATGTCAGCAGCTCTCAAGGCCGCAGCACCAGACGTCGTGACCAGCGATACCCCAGGTATCTTGCCACTGCCCATCGTTCAGCCTGTATACAACAACTTCCGCGGCATCCGTCCAGTTGTTGACGCAATCGGCCCCAAGGCAATGCCAGGTGGCGGCAAGGTGTTCATTCGTCCAGAAGTCACCACACACGTTTCCATGGCTGCACAGTCCGCAGAAAACGCCGCACTGCAGTCCGGTACCTTCGTGGTGTTCAACAACCAAGTCACCAAGAACACATACGGTGGCTATGTAAACCTGTCGATGCAGGATCTCGAGTGGACAGACCCAGCGGTTCTCCAGCTCATCCTTGACGACATGGGACGCATCTACGCAAACGAAACCGACAACGTTGCAGCTGACGCATTGCTTGCAGGTCAAACACAGACCCGCGCTTTGACCGACCCAGCAAGCCCATCAGAGTGGGTAACGGACATCTACGCAGCAGCGCAGACCATCCTCACCAACTCCAACGGCAACCTGCCAACTCACATCTTCCTTGCCCCCAATATGTGGGCATCGCTTGGTTTGTTGGTTGACACCGCTGGTCGTCCATTGTTCCCACAAGTCGGCCCAATGAACGCATTCGGCACCATGAACGCAGGCTCAACCGACGCGGTTGCTTTCGGCCTTCGCGTTGTCGTTGACCGCAACTTCGCAGCTGACACCGTCATCGTCGGTGACCCATCAGGTTTCGAAATCTTCGAACAGCAAAAGGGTGCCCTCAGCCTCGAGTCACCATCGACATTGTCGCGCACACTGTCGTTCCACGGCTACTTCGCCACGCTGATGATTGACCCAACCAAGTTCGTTTCGTTGACATAATCGCTGGTTACTAGGTAAGGGAGAGGGTCTGAAATGGCTGTTGCAACAGTTCAACACGTTCGACGCGTAGACAACTACGCAGCCATTCAGACTCTCACCGAC